CCTGAACTTCGGGGCCCAGGAGAACTATCCGGAGTTGATCCTGCGGGCGGTTGAGAATGAAGACCTGACAGTGCTGACCACCGCCCTGGAAAAACTGGTGCCGCTTGGCCTGCGGGTGGAGCAGTCGGTGGTACGCGACAAGCTCGGCCTGCCAGATCCGGCAAAAGATGCAGAGGTATTGCATGCTCCTCAACAGGCGGAACCGCCGCTGGTCCCCGGTCAGGCTGAAAAGCAACCGGTGGCCAGCGCCGCCAACCGGGTTGAGGCGTCGGAGGCGACTATCGAAACCTCGTTGTACGATTGGATGAAAACCGCCTCTGCCGATCCGGCTGAGGAAATCATCCTGGCGGCAGAGGCTATGCTTGTGACATCTACCAGCCTGGCACAGTATCGCGAGCAGCTGATCGATCTTCTGGCCGCCACCGATCCGGAACGGCTTGGGGAAGAGATGGCGCGGCTCGATCTTCTGTCGAATCTTGCCGGTCGGCTGGAGGCGAAGGAATAATGAACGATGCCGAATTCGCGCGCATATTCAACCTGCCGTTTGCCGAAGCGATCGCCTTCTTCCGCGACAAGCTGAATCTTCCGACCAAGGCCTATGACGATTTGGTCGGGGCAGCCCATAACAAGGCCTTTGTCAGCGCTGGGGCCTATCAGGCAGATCTGCTCAACGAATTGCGAATGATGGTTGACCAGGCCATTGCCGGGGGCATGGATATCCTCGAGTTTCGCCGGCAGTTTCGGCCGCTGGTTCAGCGCTACGGCTGGCAGTTGAAAGGCGGCGGCTCGGCCTGGAGGAGCGACCTGATCTGGCGGACCAATATCACCACGGCCTATCAGGCCGGACGCTGGCAACAATTTGAGGACGGTGGCATCGACTATCTGAAGTACGTCCACAACGACGGGGTTATGCACCCTCGCCCAAACCATGTGGCGATGGACGGCACGGTACTGCCTCGAACCGATCCGTTCTGGGCAAAGAACTATCCGCCCAACGGCTGGGGTTGCAAGTGCCGGGCGGTTGCCGCCACTGCTGGAGAGATCGAGAACGCCGGGGACAGGCCGAAAGGATGGGAGACTCTGGCCGATAGCGGCTGGGATTACAACGTCGGCGCCCAGGGGAGCGATGACCTGGCTGCGAGCATGCGGGAGAAAATGGCCAAGCTGCCCGAAGATATCGCCGCGGTATGGCAGCAGCAGCTGACACAGAAAGGGCTGGACGGATGGATCTCTCAATAGCTCTGGACGACAGGGAGGTGCAAGAACTCCTGACACGGGAGGCAGCCAAGGTCGGCAACATGAAGCCGGTGATGACCAGGATCGGCGCTTTCTATGAACGGCGGGTGCTGGAGAATTTCCAGAACGAATCTGCTCCTGACGGCACTGCCTGGAAGCCGCTGGCCCAGGACACCATGATGATGGGTCTGGCAAAAAAGAAAGGATGGAACAAGGACGGCGGATTATCGGCCAGGGGCAAACGGTATATCAAGGGCAAGCGCATCCTGCGGGAGAGCGGTGATCTGGAAGGGTCGATACATTTCCAAGCTGATGCGAACAGTTTGACCATCGGCAGCTCCGGCTCGATTCTCTACGCGGCCATCCAGCAACTCGGCGGAAAGGCAGGACGCGGCCGCAAGGTTACCATCCCCGCTAGAGAGTATCTGGCCATGAATAGCGGCGACGGTTTCGACCTTGCCGATCAGGACCGGAACTGGATCATGGACCTGCTGAGAGATGAAATGGCGAGCTGGGAATGAAAACGCTCAAAATGGCCCTTAGATCGATCTTTCGGGTCGTGCGCCTGGAAGGTCGGGCGCATGGGCGTCCGTTCAATACAGGAAAAATTAAACGTAGTTTAAATAAGGTTTCGGAGTGAGGGCATGAAACGAAACGCGGCAGCGATCAACACCATGGAAATACCCCTGGCAAACGGCGACATGCCGGAGTGGGTCGAACTCATTCCGGCTGGGGCTGTGATCGGCAGGGACGGTCGGTCATGGAACAACTCCAGTCCGGAATCGATCCTCGAGTATTTCGTGGCGCTGGCCCGCGAACTGCCGATCGACATCGAGCACAGCACCGAGCTGAAGGCACCAAAGGGCGAGCCCGCCCCGGCCATAGGCTGGGTGATGGAACTGCAGGAACGAAACGGGGCGATCTGGGGCAGGGCCGAATGGAACGCCACCGGTAAACAGCTGATCGGTGAACGGGCCTATCGCTATCTGAGCCCGGTGATCATTTATCAACCGAGCAGCGGCACTATAGTCGGCTTGACTTCGGTCGGCATTACAAATCAGCCGAACCTGAAGCTGCCGGCACTTAATCATGAACAAGGGGCCGATGCCCCAGAGGAGATCACGATGCTAAAGGCAATACTGGCGGCCCTGGCGCTGCCTGAGAACACCACCGAAACGGAGGCCGTGAGCAAGATCGCCAGCCTGCGCAGCGAGCTGACAACCGCCATGAATCGGGCAGAAAATCCGAGCCTGGAAAAATTCGTGCCGCGTGCCGACTTTGACGCGGCGCTGGCCAAGGCGACCAATGCCGAGCAACAGCTCAAACAGATCAAGATCGAGCAGCTCGAGACAGCCGTCAACACGGCTATCAGCCAGGCCCTAAAGGAAGGCAAGATCACCCCTGCCACCGCCGAGTATCACCGTGCCCAGTGCCGGCAGGAAGGCGGGTTGGAGAGGTTTACCGCCTATTGCGCGGCTGCTCCGAGTATTGGCGATGCCAGCGATCTGGGCAAGAAGGATGTTGAAGAGCAAACCAAGGCGATGAACGCCGAACAACAGCAGGTCGCCGCGATGTTCGGTAACTCGGCAGAGGATCTCGCTAAGTACGGCAAATAGGCCGACCGGCTCGTCTGCAGATTGAACTATTACACCACAACCAGGAGGCAATAATGTCTGACAGAATGACGGAAAGAAAAGACGGGGATCTTCTTTCCCTGCTGGTGGCGGCATCCACCACGATCGAAGGCGGCAAAATGATTGCCCGCGATGCTAACGGATACACGGTCGAGGCCGCTGATGCGGCAGGACTCAGGGTGGTAGGCGTGTCCGATGAACGGGTGGACAATTCAGCCGGGGCAGATGGCGCGAAACGGGTCAGGGGGTACGCCGGCAAGATATTTAAGCTCAAAAACTCGGCGACAAATGCGGTGGACGTGGCGGACGCCGGCTCGCTGGTCTTTGTTGAGGATGATGAAACCGTTGCCGATGCGGCCGGTACCAACGGCGTCGTTGCCGGCCGCTGTGTCGAGGTGGGCTCGGATGGTGTCTGGGTAGAGATCCCGGCGGGCATGCCCCAGGTGGCAACTCAGGCTGCTTCCACTGCTGCCGATGTGGCTACGATCAAGACCGATTTCAACGCCTTGTTGACAAAGCTGAAGGCGGCCGGCCTCATGTTCAACGCCTAAAGTCCTGTCGGGGCGCAAAGGTAAGATGAGGACACAGATCACCAAGAATGGATCATAAGGAGAAAAGATCATGATAGTAAATTCTGCAACATTGGCGGCAGTTTTCGTCAATTTGAAAACGACCTTCAATAAGGCGTTCGAGGCCGCCCCCAGTTTCTGGGAAAAAGTGGCGATGCTTGTGCCGTCGACTGCGGCCCAGAACGATTATAAATGGCTGTCAAACTTTCCCAGGATGCGCAAGTGGATTGGTGAAAAGTCGATCAAGGCGCTGGCCGCATTCGGCTATACGATCGTCAACGACGATTTCGAGGCGACTGTCGAGGTAGATCGCAACGATTTCGAGGATGACAACCTCGGGATCTATGCTCCGCAAGCCCAGATGGCTGGATTCTCCTCAAAGCAATTGCCCGATGAGATTGTCGCCGACCTGATCAACGGAGTCTTCACCAATCTGTGTTTCGACGGCCAGTATATGTGCGACACCGATCATGTGGTGGCCGGGGCATCTGTCTCCAATAAGGGTGTAGTGGTACTGAGCGCGGCGACCCAAGCGCTGGCGATCGCCTCACTCGGTGTGGCACGCACGGCAATGAAAAAATTCAAGGACGATGAAGGCCGTCCATTGAACATCACCCCGAATATCCTGCTTGTGCCTCCGGCCTTGGAGGACATCGCCAATATCCTGGCGAATAACGAGAAGCTCGATGACGGCAAGCCCAATCCTTACAAGGGCACCATCACCGTGGTCTGCGACGCGAGATTGACTAGCGACACGGCCTGGTTCCTTCTCGATACTACCAAACCGGTAAGGCCGTTCATTTATCAGGAGCGGAAGAAGCCAGTGTTTGTCCAACAAGTCGATCCTCAGGCTGATGATGTCTTCATGCGCAAAAAATTCAAGTTCGGCGCTGAGGCTCGGGGCGCTGGCGGCTATGGCTTCTGGCAGCTGATCTACGGATCGACCGGTGGCGGGTGATAACCGGCAGTAATGATACTGGGGGCGGCAGCAATTAGTCTGCCGCCCCGCATCTATAAGGCATCTATAAGGAGTGGAGTCGATGATCAGGATAACCAGTAAAAAGGACGGGTTCAGGCGCTGCGGGATAGCCCACAGCAAGAGTCCCGTCGAATATGACAATAAGCGTTTCAGCAAGAAGGAAATGACTCTCCTGCAGGATGAACCGATGCTGGTCGTAGAGGTGATAGCCGACGATGATCAGGACAAGAATGCAGCTGAACGCAAGGCAACGGCTGAAGCAAAGGCAAAAGACGAGGCGGAGAAAAAAGCTAAGGCTGCAGGCGGGGGCAAGTAAACCATGTACGCAACGCTTGCCGATATCCTCGAACAGGTGGCCGAGGCAGAGCTGATCAATCTCACCGACGATGAGCAGCTTGACGCGGTTGACGAGACAGTAGTCGACCGGGCGATCGCCAACGGCATGGCAGTGATCGACGCCTATTGCGGTGACCGGTATACGGTGCCGTTTGCTCCGGTGCCGGAACTGGTGCGGATGTATGCGGTGGACCTGGCCGTCTATAACCTGTACAGCCGGCGCACCCATGTGGCGATGCCGGAGGTAATCGGCGAGCGGCAGAAACAGGCCCTGGCCTTCTTCCGCCTGGTGCAGAAGGGCGAGGCCTCGATCGGTGCGCCTTTACTAGCAGCAACCGACAGTGAAAGCTATGGCGCGCTGATCCCCGGCAACGAGCGACTTTTTACCAGGACCAAAATGAGGGGGCTGTGATGATTGACAGAATCGCCCAGGAGATCGAGGACAAGCTGAAAGGTCTGGGGATCTTCAAGGCGGTGGAGCGGACGGTCAGCAGGAAGGTATTGCAGAGTCCGCCTTCTGTCGCATTTTTCCTGGCCTATGATCGGGAAGTCGTAAGCAAACCGACGGTTACCCGGGAGCTGGGCTGGGATCTGCTTCTCATGCTCCCCGCCCTGGGCGCAGACAAGGGACAGAAATCGACCGGCACTTGTATCGATACTTTGCGTGATGCCTTTGTCGAATGGCGGCCCTGGAAGACAGGCGGGGTTTTACCTGCAGTTGTGCCCGAGATACGGCTTGAAGGAATCGAGCAGACCCTGCTCGTCTATACGGTACGGCTGACCATGCGGGTCATGCCGGCGATGATTACAGACAACGGCTGATAGCCATAAGGAGAACCCATGACAGATACACCCTTTTCGTTTATCGGCGCTGCCGATGCCTATGTGGATATTCTGACCGACGAGGGCGCAAGGACCGGCCTGGAGCTGAAGGGCAACTGCACGCAGTTTATCCCGAAGCCGGATTCTGAACGTAAGGAACAGACCGCAAACGGCCGTAGCAATTTCGGACAGGTCCTGGCTTCCGTTACCTTGCCGAAACCTATGACCGCCAAAATCACATTCAACCAGCTGGACGCTGCTCTGTTCGCGGCGGCTTTCTTCGGCACGAATACAGCTTTGACCCAGGCTGCCGGGGCTGCTGCCGAAAGAAACGTAACGGTCGTTCTCGACAAGTGGGTCGATATCGGCAACTTCATGATCACCAATGCGACGGTCGTCAAGGACCCCACTGGCGTCACAACCTATACCATCGGCGACGATTACGAACTCAATCTTCGCCTGGGCATGATCAAGGCCCTGTCTACCGGCGACATCACGGAAGGAGAGATCTGCAAGGTGACCCCGACCTGCGAGGTGATTGCGGGAACCACGATGGCGGCGATGACCAAAAGCAATGTGCGAATCCGCATCAAGCTCGACGGCCAGAACTTTGCCGACGGCCGGAACTTTATCTCTGACATCTACCAGATGCGTCTGGCGCCGACCTCTGAGTTCTCGTTGATCAGCACCGACTTTGTCGATGTGACTTTCGAGGGATCACTCGAAACCCCGGCCGGCTACAGCGAACCGATGAAACATCACTGGCTGAGCTGATCATTTTTAACATTGGCTGAAACAAGGATTAACTGATGCGAAAATCGAAAGTAATTCCTCTCGAAGTAGCGGGGAAGAAAGAAGTGACGGTCAAAGAGGTATCCCCTTACGCCATGTATAAGGCCCTGCTGGCTGAGGATAAAGTAGGGGAGCTCTTGGCCGTGGCGGAAAACTGCATCGATCTCTCCCGGAAGCAGCTGCAGGAACTCTATCCCTCTGAAATAGAGGAGCTCACCGATGCATTCCTTGAGGTGAACAGTTCTTTTTTAGCGGTCGCCGACAAGCTCGGCATCAAAAACACTTTAATGGCGACAGCAAGCAAGGCGCTCAACACTCTGCCGGCGATCGCGGACGGAATGCTGAAGAACTGTCCGCCTGTGTTTGCCACCTTATTCAGCGCGGCCATGGACAAGCTGCCTGGCATTACGGCTGGAGCTGCTTCCTCACCGCCTGTGAAACCCTGAGCGGCAAGAAAAAAGGGTAATCGACCATGAGCACTGCAAAAAACGTCCTGGAAATGATCCTTACCTTGAACGCTGAGGCCTTTAAAAAAGGCCTCAACGTTGCCGGGACAAGTGTGCGCACCATGGCCAGTGGGGCATCGACTGCCTTCTCCCAGGTGAAGTCCAGACTGCAGGAAAACCTGGCGGCTGCCAAGAATTATAACGCTGAACTGGGGCAGATGCCAGGACTCCTGCGGGGCATCGCGGCGGCTGGAGTGGCGGGTGCTGGTGCTGCTGCAGCCGTGGTGGTTACCACCGCGAACCAGGTCAGAGACCTGGAGAACCTGGCGAAGATGGCCAAGTCCACCAGCCAGGAAATGGCGGCGATGGGGTTTGCCACTGAAGGAGCTGGTATAAGCGTGGACCAGCTGGCCGACATCTCCAAGGACGTCCAGGATAAGCTCGGTGATTTCATCGCTACAGGCGGCGGCGAATTCAAAGATTTTTTTGAAAATGTTGCTCCGTTGGTCGGCCTGACGGCTGAGCAGTTGCAGAAGTTGAGCGGTCCCGAAGTACTGGTCGCCGTTAAAAAGGCGATGGACGATGCCAATATCTCCGCGGCCGAGCAGGTGTTTTATCTCGAGGCAATCGGCAACGATGCCTCGAAACTGATTCCGTTACTCGAGAACAACGGTGAGGCTCTGCGCCAGGCTGCAGAAAGGGCCAGGGAACTGGGGCTCGCACTCGATGAGCCAGACAAGAAAAATTTACTCGAGGCTGCCGCCGCGACCAGCGAACTTACGGCTGCAATGTCCGGTCTCAAGACGCAAACATCCGCGGCGCTTGCTCCTATTTATCAAGAAGTAGTCGAAAAACTGACCAGGACAATTGTCGAGCACCGCGATGAAATTATAGACACAGCCAAGGCCGTTGCCGAGTTTGTTGCCGAGCACGGCAAAGCCATCGTGACGATCGGACTGTTGCTGGCCGGCGCCGGAGCGTTGTCATTTACCATTTCCTCGTTGACCGGTATCTGGCGTGGCTTGAATACTGTCATGCTGTTGCTCACCGGTAGCCAGATCATTCCATTTCTCGGCTCAATTATTACAACGTTGAAGGGGGTGCAGGTCGCCGCGCTGGGTACCACCGCTGCTCTCGGAGCTGCGGCCGGGGCATCGCTTGCGCTTATCGGCGGGTATAGCCTGGGAAAGGCGTGGGCTGAGTGGGAATATTTCCGCGATGTGGTCGATGCAAGCAAGGATGCACTCGCGGAGGTCCCGGCGAAATTCGCGGCGATCTCCCAGGCCACGGGCGTATCGATCCGATCATTCGAGGATTTGAATAAAGCCCAGAAGGACGGGCTGATCAGGTTCAACGATGTTACCGGTGCGTGGGAAAAGGTTGCAAAATCGGCCGAGAAATCGGCGGACGATCAGGCGAATTCCCAGAAACGTGCTACTGACGAGATGAAGCAGGCGTATCAGGACTATGCCGACACCGTCAAAAAACTGCAGGACGACATTGCCAACCGGGAAAGATCCCTCGCTGAGCAGTTGCGGGATATGGCCAGATCGGGCATGTCCGATTTTTCCGCCTGGAAGGATCGCAAGGCCGAGGCTGAAGAGTATGCCGTTGCCGCCAAGAGAGCGGCTGAGGAGTCTAAGAAGGCGTTCGCGGCCGGCGACACCTTAGGTGGCCAAGACAAGGCCGAAGAGGCGATCCTCTTGTATGACAAGGCCAAAGACGCGGCTGCCGATCTCAACCGGGAAGTGAAGGACGGTGACACGGTCATTGCCTCTCAGCAGCAGAACCTGAAGACGGCCATGTCTCTGGTCGAGGAATACGGCCGCGATGCGATCGGCGTACAGGAATCTCTCCAGGAGGCGATCAAGCAGTCTGCCCAGGCCCTCGACGCTCAAAGCGGCGGCCAGCTCTCGGCGGAATTGCCGGAGATCGCCAAACAGTTCGGGGATCTCAAGGTGCAGGCTAGTGACTTGGCGGAGGCCTCGGCAAAGTTCAATGACGACTGGAACAACGCCTGGTCTGAATTCCTGGCTGATGGCAAGCGATCGGTCGGTGAGCTGGATGGTGAATTGTCGCAGCTGACCAAGGACCGGCACATCAAGGTCTACGTCGAAGAGGTTGAGAAGAAGAGATCCGGTGGGCTGATCGGCTATATGCGCGGCGGCCTGATCCAGGCCCTTGCGGCAGGCGGCTCGGTGGTACGTAACGTTCTGGCCGGTGCGTTCCTGCCTGGCTTCGGCGGCGGCGATCGGCGGCTACTCCTGGGTGAGGATGGTGAGGTCATGCTGAATAAGTTTTCGGTGAAAGAGGCGGGTTTACGTGCAGCCCTGGCCTTCAATGCCGGGAACTGGGGTGTGGTTATCAGTGAGTTGTTGAAGCTGACCGGGATGGATATCCGGTCGATGGTCGGCTACCACCTCGGCGGTCTGGTCGGCAGCCTGCCGAGCCTGCAGTCGCTGTCCGGCGGTGGCGCTGTTGAGGCAACAGGATCATCATCAGCCGGAAAACTCATCCGCCATGAACATAACCTGCGCACCGCTGATGGCAGGCAAGCCACGGTCTACACTGATGACATGAACGCTGGCCGTCTGATCGGCATTCTGCGCAGGGCGGAGGTGATGAGCTCATGACTATATCTGCTGGTGGTTTAGCACTTGGCGATAATCTGTTATTGCGCGGCCTGCGCGGCGATCCGGTGGCGGTCGATGTGCAGCGAAGTGAGGGCGGGGTCGCGCAGATCCTGGTGGCGAGTATCGAAGGCGGGCGGCCGCTGGCCCTGGAGGGATATTTTACCGCCGCCCAGGTGGATGCCCTGATGGATATGGCCAGGCTCAAGACGCCGGTGACGCTGGTCCACCCGCGCGGGACGTTTTCCTGGTTGATCACCGGCAGCAGTTTGGAACCCTGGATCGATTATGTCGAGCCCGATCCGGATGACTATGAATTTGGAACCGTAAACGGAATCGAGGTTTAATAATGGTCGCACCAATCGAAGCAGAACTGAAGTTTTTCCATTGCGAGGAGCGATCCTCTATAGCCACCAACGGCGGGCGGCTGTCGACTACCGAGATCATCAGCGCGGCGGTGAACAATGTATGGCCGCATGTCCTGCGGGCCGAGCGCGAAAGTGGCGGCACCCTGCTGCGCAAGCTGGCGCTGAAGATCCACCAGGATGGTAACGGCACGCTCGCCACTACCGAGTTCTGCATCGACGGACCGACCCTGGGTGACGACAGGATTATCCTGTTCGGCGGGACGGCTACCGATACGCAGGATGATATTACTGGCAGCGAGCGGCAGTATTGCGCCGGCGGATTGGTGAACCCGATCACGGCCGGCAGCTCGACCATCGTCTTCGCCGTCAAGCATGCCGATGATCTTGCCGGTGTCGATGTCGGCGACGATATCCGGCTGACTGATAAACTGACCCCGGCCTCGACCAGCGGCAATGTCGAATATCATACGGTGGCCACCAAGTCGGTCAGCAGTTTGCAGATCACCATCACCACCGAATCGGCGATCGCCAATAACTATGCGGCCTATTCAGCCGGCTCGGGCGGCAAGGTCGGGGTGATCTATTCGGCGGGAGAAACCAAGGCGAGCAACGGCACGATCGTTAAGACCTCGGCGGCTGGGGGCTTCAATTCCGGCTCCTTCCCTCTCTTGTGGAACAACATGGGGGCCGACGAGCATGAGGTCACCCACGAATTCACCGACAACTCCGGAAACTTCACGGCTATCTCCGATCGCTTCGGTTCACTCGGCAGCGGCAATATCTCGGCCGACTGGGCGCCGCTGCATCCGACCTGGGGCAAACCGCTCTATACGATCGAGAAGGAAGCCTGGGAAGGCACTTGGGCTGATGGCGACACCCTGGTCAGTCCAATGCATGCCGCCGCGGCTTTTGCCTGGGAGAAACGCTCCGTGCCGGTCGGCTGCCCGCCGCTGTCGAACAACAAGGTCATCCTGGTCAACCGTTCCGAGGGCCTGTAGATAATGTCGAAAAACCAGAATATAGGCCTGACCCTGGTCTCTCCGGAGTCTCTGATTCTCGAGTCGGAAGACTGGCTTGAGATCGTGCAGCCGGAGTGGCCTGAACCGCCGGATGGCGGGTTTCTTGGCTGGCTGCTGCAGACCGGTAAGGGCCTGACACTGGCGACGGTGCAGGAATACTTCGGCCAGTACAAATCGCATTGCGCCGATGACGGCTCGTGCGAGATCGAGATCCAGGTGCACCGTTCCCGTCCGGATCTGGACTATGCCATCACCGCCAGTTACGGCGATCTGTCCGAGAAATTTTTGCACACCGGCGAGCATATCTATTCCATGGACGTCGATCAGACCGACTCAATTGACCTGGAGCGAGAAATAGTCGGCGGCGTATCCGCCAGTTGGGAGGGTGAGGTGATCGCTGAGGATCTCTCCTTCATCAACCCAAAACCAGCAATCAGCCAGGACGGATCGGTGCTGAGCTGGGGCGTGGTCTGCACCGGCACCCTGCGGCTGAAATACGCGGAGGAGCACGACACTTATATCCTTACCATCGTGCCGCGCACCGGCGCCGATGTCGACCCAAACGACCTGGAGACCGCCTACCAGTCCACGGTAACTGCCCTGTACGCCGGTGGCAGACCGGTGCGCCACGAGGTGGACTTGCCCGATATGACCGGTTACTGCAACGGTGGCAGTTCGGCAATTATCGACCCGGACGATCCCGACGAGGGCGGCTGCTATGATCTCTACATCAAGCGGCATAAGTGTACCGGCGAGGAGATCAGCCGTAAGTTGGTCTCTGTGCCCTGCCCGCCTGACGAAGAAGAGGAATCCTGATGCGAATCCTCAGCACCCACTATGAGGACGTGCCGCCGGAAAACATTCTTACGCCGGAGGAGATTATGCAGATCTGCTGTAAGCTCGTTCCGGTCGATGAGTGCAGCGAGGTCGGCAAAGTGTCCGATTACGACGGTGCCAGCCAGGATGATATTGACCAGGACGCGGCCCTGGAGCAGGCTCGGGCGGATAACCCAGGCAAGCGCATCCTCGGGGTGGGCATCGAAGATATCGGCCGGCCTGGCAAACCGTGTGGCAAGATGCGCGAGACCTGGCAGGGAAATTTGAATTGTTGCGATTTTGTTGAGCCCATGACCTGGGACGAAAACAGCTCAGTGAAGGTTATTGCACCTGGATATAACGGATGGGTTTTCGTGAACGGGGGCACAGCACCATATCACTGGTCGATTCGTGGCGAGGGTATGACCTTTGATGGATATCGGCTCAGGGATGCTGTGACTGACGTTCCATATATAAGAGTGTTTGCCGGGCCATTTTCCTGCGGGACATCGCCAGTAACTGTGACTGATGGTTGTTCTACAGCCAGGGGCTATATCAGGGCGACCGTCGGTAGTTGGACGGACGGATGTATGCTGTTTTATTATAACGTGCAGCCATCACCCCTGCAGGACAGGTGGAGACCAACGCAACTCTGCACACCTCCCTGTAGTTTACAAATGGGCGAGCCCTTGTTGTATGTTCCGCCACCGAGCGAAAACGTAATCGTCTCTTCATATGTTTACGAGTGGACTGGATCATCCTGGCAGATCAATAATGTTGATCATTGCGACATACCGAATATCGCCGTTATGGACTACGACTCATTTATGTCCGCCTTGGCAGATCTTTCAGGGAATATAAACATTGTAACAACCGAACCGATTGATCCACCACAACCAGGGGATGACTGCGCCTATTCAGGACTGTCATGTAATTGGCTATGTTGACCGCCCTTAATATTTTCAGAGTCGCAGATTTGCAGCACGTTGTCACAGTTCTGGCCATGTTTGAGGGCGCAGGTGTAAGTGATGTACAGGAAATTAAGCAAAAAATTAATACGCATTTAATGGGTAAATTCGCAGCGAATTCTCGCCCTGGTGAAAAAATTCGTCCAGACAATCTCACCGCCTGTGTCGTATGCGGAGAAACGGCAATAACTATCCCTGTAAACACGAATAGAGGAAATAAGATTGGGGGGAATTTTACCCATGTAATTCAATGCCAGAATAGGCCCGTGACTGATGCAGCTTGGGGTAATGAACACTGTGGACATTCTGAATATGTGGTGTTGAAATGACTATTCCACTGCAATTCAGAGAGCATCTCTATGAATCGGGGTTGGGAGGGTCGTGTACGTTTTCATCCAGCAATGATACAAGCTTTTCTTTACGAGCTGATCACCGAGGGATGGATTCAGCGGTTTTTGCTGTTTTTCCCACCGCCTGGCTAAATGGGAAAAAAATACAATATACCAGAAGTATATCTGGGTATTCCGGTGCCGCCCATAAATTCAATAGGGTCGAAATACTTGACGGTGCATACGACAGAGCCAGTGCAATTCATTTTCCTGTTGATACGCCTCATATTTCACTGGGCGCTGGATTGCTTTTACTTATTGAGGAGAACTATGGAGACAATTTTGCATCTTCGACTATCACTACCTCGATATTGGATTTATCGGCCAGCAATCAGAATAATGTAACCCTGTTTTTTGGTATTAGGTCTCAGTATTTAGGATATTGGTGGGGTATTACCGTTACTTCTGTGCAAGTTTTAGATGCATCTGATGCAGTGGTATTGTCCCTGGATATTGATAATTATACAGCTGAACAGACTACTGCAAACCAGAGATATGGCACTTTAGGGACATTTCCATCTCTTGCTGTGCCGTTAGAGACAAGCCTGGAGCAGCCATACAGAATTATTGACGCAATTCATTATAAATCGATTGAGCAGGGATATGGCATTGCAGCGGAAATTCCTGATATTTCACTCGAGCAGCTCTACTCCATGGTCATGGAGATCTGGCTCGCCCAGCATTATGGCGACGTGCCGATCATTTCAAAATCCCTGATCCAGCCGTACTCCACCGCCAAAATTATCCACAAATCGCTGTTGCAAGAGTATGCCCATGCCCTGCAGCTGGAAGTGGTCCTCGAACAAGATCTGTCAATGCCGGAGACCATGGAAATTTTTAGCGAGCATCAATACGGCATAGTAGCCGAGGTGTTGCAGGCCACCTGCGAACAGCTCTATCAGATCAACGCCAACTCTACCCTGTTCGCCAACCTGATCCAGCCCTATGCCCTGGCTGGCGAAGCTGCCCGGCTCTATCAGTTCGACACCAGACTGTACATTAACGGCGAACGCATCCCGTTCCATACCCTGGAATGGCAGGCGACCGATACCGAGTATGCCTGGTCGTGCGATTTTTCGGTAAAGGATCTGGCCGTGGCGCAGAAGTGCGTCGACGGGGCCGCCATCACCATTACCTCGGCGGGGGATACCTGGCAGCTCAAGTGTTATGGCGGCTGGTTTCTCGACAAGCGGCACGCTTCCGAGATTTATCGGGTATCCGGCTACAGCCGGACCAAAGACCTCGATCTTGCCCTGCCGCTGCTCGGGGATCTGCCGGGCGGCATGGCTTCGGCGCTGGTCGCTGATCTGGCAGCGCCGTTCGGCATTTCAGTCGATTGGCAGATGGCGGATGGATACCTGGCCGCCGGCAAGATTACGGCAAACGATGAGACACCCCGGGAGGTGATTCGGCGGATAGTCGAGGACGCCGGCGGCATAGTCCAGTCGACGCCAGAAGGAAATCTGCTGATTGTAGCCGAAGAGGAGATCCCGGTGCCGGACTGGCCGACCGTTGTCCCTGCCGACACGATAATCGCTCAGCTGGAGCGGATCTCTACGAGCGAGCAGCGGGATGAGCAGCGGGGCTATAACTATTTCAAGGTCTCTAATCAGCTGGCCAGCGGAGACGGCTTCCGCTGGGACGAGGTGCCTATCGACGCCCGGACTAAGGAGGCCCGCCTGTTTGTCGTGCCGTTCGACCCGCTTCGCCGCTTCGCCCTCACCCACAGCGGTGGCAGCAATGTCAGTATTGAGCCGTTTGGCCTTCGCTCCCTGCAGGTGCCGGCCGAACAGGTCGAGTTTATCGCCGGCAGCAGCAAAACCAAACTGCCCGTCTACGGCAATGTCTCATACACCTGGCGGCGGACCAACTTGGGCACGGTCAGTCATGCCGAGGACGGCTTGCTGACCTCCGCGACGCCGGGTGAGTCGCTGCTTTCGATCAGTTACCGGACACAGTATTACCGCTGGATCGTCCGTGATCCTCGCGTTGAGGACGTGCAAATAATTTTTAACGAGGTGACGGCATGACGGTAATCGGCACATTGGTAGTCGGGTTTGGCCAGGATGTGGCGACGAAATCCGGATCGATTATCGCTGAATGGGACGACACACTCAATCTCACTGCGGACGGTAAGGTCAAGAATCAGTTCGTGCCGGGTGATGTGGCCTATTTGCTGGTGCACCATGACAGCACGGCCAAGATCGACGCTGTCCGGATGACGGCTGGATCAATTGTCGACGTGGGCGAGGTGATCCTTTCCCGTTCGGCTGAGATGGGCTTTGCCGATGCGGCCGACGAGCAGTCCCTGCAGTATCTCCCGGCTGGACCTATGGTTTTTGACTGGTTTGGTAATGTTGGCGGTGGTGATGAGGTTGATGAGAAAAAGCTGCTGGTTACTTCCGGCCAGTTTCCTTGCATGGCCCAGGTTAGCTATCCGGTGCGGTTTCTCCGCTACCGTGTCCAGACCCCATCCATGGATCTGGAAGAGGACGAGACATTCCCGCTGCGGGCCTATGTCTATTACACCATCGTGGACGAGCAATGAGTATTTCCCTTGAGGTGATCCGCGGACTCGGCAACATCCCTGGACCTGCTATTGTCTGCAACTATTTCACATCAGAGGCGGTTTTTCGCCAGCGCGGGCGGGTAGAGATCGACAAATCTACCCAGGGACTCAAGCTGGTAACTATTACCCTGCCAGGCATGCGGCGGCATGTGCGGCCAGGCCTGATCATCCGGATCATCGATGTCGCTACGGAATACCGGGCCAGGGTGACATCGATTCACTATTCGGTAGGCCGCCAGGCCGATGGTAAACCCTTTGCGGTCTGCTCGATGGGCCTGCGGATGCTGGAGGTTGCCTGATGCGCCAGCGGGATATTCTGCAGCGGTTATTGCGGCCCGGGGAACCCGTCCGGCGATTTTGCACGATCGAATCGGTACTGTCTGACGGCCGATACACGGTCATTGATGACCAGCGTCGGAAGATGACGATCGACGGAGATACAGGCTACCTACCTGGAGGACAGGTGATCGTACAGAACGGCCGAATCGTCGGCTATGGTCGCCAGACGGCGGCGAGAAAAAAAATCAGAGTATGAGGTGTGAGATGAAGAGAATTAATTTGTTGTCTATGTTGTTAATTTTGGCTGTTTTGCCGTATTTAAGTGGATGCGCTGATAGCTCAACGCACGGTACCGAGAAGGATATTAAAACCGCAATCACTTTCAATCTTCAAGGCGGCAGCAAAGTGACAATCACTTCGCCACTTAGTCTCGAGTCAAGCACTGAACAAAAGCAGGATACAGCTGGGACTTCAGCAATTTCGCCCACAACTCGGCTGCAGCTCACCGAGGGTGGGTCAACAGCGGCGGGGGAAGCGTCAAGTTTGCAAGATGTCGCCAGCATCTTACGGCAAAAACTTCATTCAGATAATACCACCACAACAACAACGACAACCGCCACCACTACCACCAACTATCAAGGCAACGAAGATAATGTCGTGCAGGGTGAGAAGATCGGCAATGAAGTCAAGCCCGGCAAGGAAGAGCCGAGCGAGGATCTCGACTACAAGAACAAAGCCACCTATACCAGTTACGGCGAACGGAACGGCGGGCGCAAAGCTTGGCGAATACCGCCACAAGGCCCAGATTTCGGCCCCAAAATCAAGGTTGTTTTCGCCGACGGGCACACAGTCATAGTCAATGATACATCTCACAATTACCGGGAAAAGGACGGTTTTGTCTTCAAGCCTGGCCTCGGACCAAACGGCGAGGGTCAGGCGAATACCGGCACCGCCCATCACGGAGTCTATCTCCATGCGCCATATGGCAATAAGAGCAACACCGTTACGTTTTACTTTAATAAGCCATGATCAAGTTTTGGCGTGGTTATAAATACGTTATCGCCGAAGACTTCACGGTCCAGACGGCCATCATCGGCCATGTGGTGATGGATAACCTCACTTCACTGGATGAGGATGGTTGTCTGAAGGTCCGCAAAGGGTATCCGTGGGACGGCAATTCAGGTCCTTGCTACGATTTCGATTCATCGCTGAAAGCGTCGTGTGTCCATGACGTCCTTTGTGACTATATAAATATGGGATCACTTCCGGTCGAGCTGCAGCCGATGGTCGATCAGGAGTATTACGTGATAGCGACAGGAAAAGGAATGTGGTGGCGTTGGGCCAGGGCAAGACTTTTAGCTATACGCTGGTACATGACCGGCAAGGGCGCAAAACGGTTTACTAGGAAGGTGTACGAAGCCTAGAATTATCACTGTTCAAATAGGATGTGCGAAGATGGATATTTGGACCGCGGGGATGATACTTTTACTCGTGATTTTGTTCTCGGCCGGGCTTTGAATTGGCTGGTCGCCGGGGTGATTTTTTAGCTACGATTTACAATCGATTTAAAGACGGAAAAACCGGGTCTGAAAATGCACTTCAGCTCCGGTTTTTTTGTGGCGAATTGTGGGTTCAAACCTTGCGTGTCAAGGTATCATACCTTGCGCCGCGCTACAGCTACCGTGATAAACACACAGCCCGAGGCAATGAACCCGCCGAGGGCATAGGAGTAATTTCCGCCCCAG